AGTAATGACAAATGCATATCAAAGATTATTTAATAAAATTAGAAAATAGAGAAAATAAAACACCATTTGGGAATAGACAGTATGAAGCTTTACATCTTAGATATGTCAAAGAAATGAACTATAAAGAAGTCGCAAAACATATGAATTTAAGCCCTAAAACAGCGGCTGCATTAATTAGCAGAGGCAAGAAATTAGTATGTGGTAAACATCAATTAATTATTTCAAAAGATTCTGAAAATATAAAAAGGGCTAAAATTATTTTTTTACTAAAGAAGCACAATATATATTTGCGTGAGGCCCATGAAATATTAAGGAAAGAATTAAAACTATAAACATGATTATTAAAGGGGTAATGACAGCATGAATCAGCTATATAACAAACTTGGAGAGTTATTAAAACTAATAGAGGATGTAGAGGCGCTAATTAATCTAACAAATAATGGGCATAGAAATAAACATTTAAACAAGTTAAAAAGTAGATATGAACTTGAGCTAGAAGAACTGGATGCTAAAATATTAGGCTATAAAATTAATAGGGCGGGTTAGGCTTATTTTATACGCCCTTTTTTGCGTTATGTGAAAATTCCCTAAAAATTATCTAAAAATTATCTGTTTTTTATCTGCATGGATTTTTAAAAGCTGATACACTTAATTTGTTGCGAAGGAAAGGGGCTAAAACGAATGATAAGGGCGAATACTATTACAACAGAGTTAACAGCCTATGGTAAAATAAAAAAATTAATTACAACTAAAGAAGCTAGGATAGACATAATAAAATCAGAAGAGCCAGAAGAAGTAGCTAAAATTGAAAATGATATTGAACATTTAAAAAAAGTAATTGAAAAGGTGGAAAAAGCTTTAAATTATATCTGCGATGAAGATAGATTTATAATAGACCAAAAATTTGTATTAAGTAAACAATGGCCATTTATAGCTGATAACTTTAACGACAAATTTGCAAGACCCAAAGAAATATCATATCACATGCTTAAAAAGAATTTATCAGCATCTAAAAAAACCTTATTCTTAATTCTAAGGCCCACAGGAGAAATATCTACAGCTCTAAAGGAATACTTGGAATAACTCAGACAATGAAATGGATAACTGCATCAATGCGTAGGAGGATGACTACATATCATGCAAGCTAAAGAAAATAAGGAATACATGAATATTTATAAGTTTATGGATGAGTGGAATATTGCAGACGAGAGAACTTTAAAAATTTTCATTAAACAAGGTTTACCTCATAAAAAAATAAACAATAACTATATTTTTAACTTGGAAGAGTGTCAGCGATGGTACCGCAGAAACGCTTGGTAATTAAATTTACATAGATTCTAAATTTATTCTATTAAAATTTTATATAGATTTTTTGAAACTTTTTTTGAAGGTTTATTTAGTTGTGCCAAAAACACATAGGAGGATTATAATTTCATGAAAATTAACAAGCTTGAAATTGAAAATGTAAAGAGAGTAAAAGCAGTAAAAATTGAACCTACGCAAAATGGATTAACTGTAATAGGTGGGAAAAACGGTCAAGGTAAAACTTCTGTATTGGATGCCATTGCTTGGGTTCTAGGCGGTGAAAAGTATAAGCCTACTGAAGCACAAAGGGAAGGTTCAGTTATACCACCTAGCCTAAAAATTGTTATGAGCAATGGCATAATAGTAGAGCGTAAGGGTAAAAATGGCACATTAAAAGTAACGGATCCTAATAATCAAAAATCGGGTCAACAACTTTTGAATGAATTTGTTGAGCAACTAGCACTAGACCTACCAAAATTTATGGAATCTACTAGTAAAGAAAAATCTACTACACTATTAAAAATAATAGGAGTAGGGGATAAGTTATATGAGCTCGAGAATGAGGAAAAAACTCTATATAACAAACGACTTACAATAGGTCAAATATCAGATCAGAAAAAGAAATATGCAAAGGAACAAATCTACTATACAGATGCTCCAAGAGAGATTGTTTCCGCTTCTGAGTTAATTAGAGAGCAACAAAATATACTTGCTCAAAATGGAGAAAATCAACGCTTGAGAGATAAAGCATTAACTCTTCACGCTGAAAGAAATCGACTTGCTGAAAAGGTAAATTCATTAAAAGAAGAACTTGATAAATATCAAAAAGAGCTAATTCTAATAGATAGCAATATGACAAATGCATATAAGACTTCTGAGCAATTAAATGATGAATCTACTACAGAACTTGAACAGAATATTACGCAAATTGAAGAAATTAATCGTAAAGTCAGAGCAAATCTTGATAAAGATAAAGCTGAGGAAGATGCCAAGGACTATGACGCTCAATATAATACACTAACAACTCAAATAAATTCTATAAAACAATCTAAAACCGACCTACTACAGAGTGCAAATTTACCATTGCCAGAACTTTCTATTGTAGATGGGGAATTAACATATAAGAATAAAAAATGGGACTGTATGTCTAGCAGTGAGCAATTAAGAGTGTCGACTGCCATTGTAAGAAAACTTAATCCTAAGTGTGAATTTGTGCTGCTAGATAAGCTTGAGCAAATGGATGTTGATACATTAAAAGAGTTTGGGGAGTGGTTGGAGCAAGAAGGTTTACAAGCAATTGCGACAAGGGTAAGCACAGGCGAAGAATGCAGTATCATAATTGAAGATGGGTACGTAGTAGGCCAGGACGAAAAAGAGCAACAAGTTGAAGAAACTCCTACTGTGGAATCAAAATGGAAGGCTGGTGAATTTTAATGCAAATAACGAGAGGCATTGTAAAAAGAGCGCAAAAGGTAGTTGTATATGGACCTGAAGGAATAGGCAAATCTACTTTCTTATCTAACTTCCCTAGTATCATTTTTAGTGATACAGAAGGTAGTACGATGCATATGGATGTCGACAGGACACCAAAGCCTAGCAGTTGGACTATGCTCTTGAATCAAGTAGGTTATTTTATCAAAAATCCACACTTATTAAACACGTTTGCAATAGATACAGCAGACTGGGCGGAAAAATTATGTATTACTGAGGTATGTTCTAAGGCCAACAAAGATGGCATAGAAGGCTTTGGATATGGAAAAGGTGTTGTTTATGTTTCTGAGGAGTATGGAAAATTATTAAATCTCCTAGAAGAATTAATAGAAGCTGGAGTTAATGTAGTAATAGCAGCTCATGCGCAAACTCGTAAGTTTGACCAACCTGACGAAATGGGAGCTTACGATAGGTGGGAATTAAAACTTACTAAATATGTGTCGTCTATGGTTCGTGAGTGGGCTGATATGGTTTTATTCGTTAACTACGAAACGATTGTAATAAAAACAGAAGACAAAAAAAATAAGGGTCAGGGCGGAAAGCGTGTAATGCATACATGCCACCATCCTTGTTGGGATGCCAAAAATAGACACGACCTCAAGGAAAAATTAGACTTTAAATTTACCGAAATTGCACACTGTATCCCTATTAAGCAGAAACAGCAGAATATAGAGATAACTCCACCTCCAAAAGAAGAAATAAAAAGCGAACCTACTAAAAAAGAGCCAGAAATTAATAATTTATCTAACATACCAAAACCACTATTAGACCTCATGAATGAAAACAAAGTAACTCCAGCAGAAATACAGCAAGTAGTTAGCGACAAAGGGTATTATCCAAAAAATACGCCTATCGAGAATTACGATGAAAAATTTATATCTGGTGTACTAGTATCGGCTTGGACACAAGTCCTACAAATGATTATAGCGGTTAGAGAACTACCATTTAAATAAAAAGGAGATCATAAAAAGGAGATCATAAAAAATGAGTAATTTTGAAGGTAGAGAATTTGGCTGGGAAGACAGTATCGAGAAGGATGGAGTAGATTTTATAATACTTCCTGAAGGCGACTATGAATTTGAGGTAACTAATTTTGAGAGAGCAAGACATCCAGGCAGTGAAAAGCTACCACCTTGCAACAAGGCAATTGTACATATAAGAGTAGAAGGCAAAGAAGGCGCCTCAACTATTATTAAGCATAATTTATTTCTACATAGCATAACAGAGGGCATGTTATGCGCATTTTTTACATCGATTGGACAGCGTAAAAAGGGTGAGAAAGTAAATATGAACTGGTGCAAGGTAATTGGTTCTAAAGGACGATTAAAGCTAAGTATCCGTGATTGGACTGCCGACGATGGTAAAAAAATGCAGAGTAACGAAATTAAAAAGTTTTATGAGCCAGATGATCTACCAAATTCTAATACCCAAGGGACTGGATTTCAGGTTGGGAGGTTTTAATAATGCAATTAAGGCCATACCAAATTGAGGCAAAAAAAGCCGTTCAGGATGAATGGGAAAAAGGGTTTAAAAAGACTCTTATGGTTCTTGTCACTGGTGGCGGTAAAACGATTGTATTTAGCAAGATAATAGAAGATTGTGTAAGGGCTGGTGAACGAGTATTGATACTTGCTCACCGCGGGGAATTATTAGACCAAGCAGCGGACAAACTTAGCAAATCTACAGGGCTT